GTTTTAGCGGTTCTGACTCCATCAATCATTTCATAGGTAGTTACAGACCTGCTAGCCTTTCCAGACTGCTTCTTTTTTAATTTATCAGAGTAGAGTTTTACTTCTTCAACGGTAGCCTCACGACCCAATAGATCATTAACAACATCATTGATGGTTGACTTGGCTTTGGTAGGGTCATAAACAACTTGAGTGGCATAAGGATCGTATTTCTTAGAGCCGCCCTTAGCGGTTGCCGCTAAATCTTCCGCTTTATTAATTAAATATTGGTCTAAGGTTATTGTTTGACCAAGTCTAATTGAAGCGGCTTTAGCTAAAGCCTCTGCTTCATTTAAAGCATCTGCGAGTGTTATAACACTTGATCGTTTTCCAGTAGTAGGAACTTTGTATCCTGCTGCTTTTAAAGCTAGTGCATATTTTTTGCGCTCAGGGTCTGACATATTGTAAAGAGCTTGAGCGTTAGCGTCTGTATTGACTTTCTTAGAAGTAGATGAACTACCAAAAGCTGCATCATAAAGGTTTGGTGGGTTAGATGCAGTTGATTGACCAGGCACTGTGCCTTCTTTCCATACACTTATAGTCAATTTAGTCCCCTATCAATCTTGAAAACAATACGTTGTAAGCATCTTTTGCATTTGGATTAGTTTCAGCAATAGCCTCAAGTTCTTGTTTAACATTCTGTTTCAACAAGTCTCTGTAATTTTCCATTGCTGCACTGCTACCAGGAACCAAGTCCTTGCTATATACATAGTCGTTGTAGACCTGTGTCATCTTGGATAGTGCTTGGCGAACTGCTGGTTCAGTCTTGACAGTGTTATCAGCAAGCATCTTTTGCAGATCATCAAATGCTCTTTGGCGCTTGATTGCTTTATCTGACTGAGAACCAAATTCTTCTTGAAGTAATGGTCGAGCAGAGGTAAACTGCTTCTTCCAAGTTTCCCACTGGGTCTTTAAGTTACGCTTTAAAGAATCAGAATAGGTATTAGCCAGTTCATCTTCATATGCTTCTTTTTGAGAATAGTAGAACTGAACGTCTCTAGCAGTTTGAACATCCCTTAAATAGTTTTCTAGGGTCTTGGACCTTTTGATTCCTTGTGTAAAGAGAATCTTGTAAGCATCAAAACTAAACTCACCAGTCTTAGGCATTAAGAATGGAGCGCCCTGTGGGTATTGCTTTAACAAGCCTTGGTTCTTGTCAATCCATTCCACTGTAGTATCCACAGCACGAACTACCGATACAGCATCGCTTTCAGATTCTGAAACGGTATATGGCATTTGATCTGGGTATAGACGAATCCACTCAGTAGATGCTTTATCTATATCTCCATTATAACGGTTAATAAGATTATTATAAACTTGCTTAAAGTTTACTCTCTCATTGTCTCTAGCCCATTGAGCCATATCAGACTTTAATGTTAATTGTGGAGATGCTGGAGCAAAGAATCCAAATATAAAGCGCAGTGCTAAAACTGCGGTTGTAGATGTTCCCAGTTTATCTTTATAGGCTTGAAGTTCACCTTCAGATGGTGCTTCCCATACTTGGGTTTCTGGATTCCAAGTAGGTTTAATTCCGTGTCCACCAGCCTCAAGTGCTGTAGCAGCCTTACGTGCTGCTGAGGCATATTGAGAATTGCGCTCATCTCTATCCATAATAGATAGGAATTTATTTACGTGTGCCGGGAATATAGCTTTTACCATTGCTTGATCTTCAGCATAAATGCCAAGGAAATTCTTTTCAAACTTATCTAGTTGTGGAACTAAAGCAAATAGAAACTTTAATGGGACTGCTGCAACTGGTCCTGAGAATGTAGGAAACAAAGAATCAGGGTTCATTGACGGTGTAATCATATTTAACTTAGCACCGAATTCTACCGGCATTGGGACTTGGAAGCCTTCTGGCATACCAAAAGCATCTGCAACGCCTTGCATAGTTTGGTAAACAGGGTTTAATCCTGGATAGAAAAAGTATGAATCACCGTTATCGTCTTGTTGGACGAAACCTGAGTGTGTTATTCCTTCGTATGTAAGAGCTGCACGACGGATTGACTCTGGGTTGTATTTAACTGTGCGATAAATACGACGATAAAAGTCTTCAGTGGCACGATAGAAACGAGCAAAGTTGCGAGAAGACATAGCCAATTGGCTACGTATTGCAGGGTTATCTACATATGCTAGGACTCTGCCTACTGATAGTTCTTCGGCTAGGTTAATGACTTCAGTCTTAGCATTTGTCATAGCCTTCGCTAAGTTATCGCCAGATAATCCTTTAGTGCGAGCAGCAATAAAGCGCTCCTCAAAACCTGAGTCCTGCATTTCCTTGCGGACTCGAATCATTTCATTAATAACAATTGGTTCACGAGAGAATCTTGCGTTGGCTTCTCCCATAGCGTCCCAAGTGCGCTCGGCTAGGTTTGTTGGAAAGTTATTACTTTCAAATACCGGAACTAATGTAGGACCAGATATAAATTCAGGACTTAACTTAGAACTATTTGGTAAATCTTCGAGAGAAAGGTTCTTAGTAGAAACTACTGGGTTCCCAAACTCATCAAAGGTGCGAACTTTATTTAATAAATCTAGGTTTACTTCACCATTGCGCTTTGAATAAAGATTACGGACAGCATCGTAAGCCTTACGAGCGTGAATATCTATATTTCCGCCAGCCTCATAGAGTTGGAAACGTCCTAGTTCTTTTTCAGATAGGCTTCCTAGGTAATCTTTCATCGCTTTAATAGCAACTTCAGGCTCTTTATCTAAGTTAGCAACGGCTATTTTAGCAAGATCATCATTACTAGTAACACCAAGTTGAACTAACCAAGAGATTCTTGAAGCCTGACTTGCTACTGGGTTAAATTGAGTGAAACCTTTTTCACCAACTGCTTGCTTATAAGCAACACCGTTAATTTCAACAGCACCCATTTTACCAAATCGAGCCACATCATTAGTAGCGCTTACATATTGGTCTGCGCCACGAAGTGCGTTCTTTCCACCTTCAGCAACGTCAGCTAAGGTGCGGTCAAGGTTTCCATATTGTGCTATTTCTGCAAGAATCTGAGAACCACGCTTGTCGAGTTTATAAGCAAGTTTGTCTTCTAAGACTGCTTCTGCCATAACTCTACGGACATCTTCAACTGTCTTGGCGCTATCAATCTTAGCCTTGTATTTAGCGAGTTCTTTTCTGCGAATAAGTTTATTAATAGCACCTAGTTCGCCTGCTTCAGTATCTAGGGTAACAGTTTGCTTTATTTTGCCACGAATTGTTTCATCCCCAGAAATACCTTTACCTACACGCAAACGTGTAGAAAGCATACGTCCCTTAGCGACTCCCCAAGGAGAACTACCAATAGCAAGGTGCATCATTAAATCTTCTGTTGCGTTACGAACCGCAAAACGTGGTCCAGCAAGAGTTAAAATAGTCCACCAAGAAGTTAATTGTTCTGCCCATTTTTGATGGGACTGTCCAACTATCCATCCAATAAGACCGGAGCGAGTAGACAATCTATCTAAGTCAATTACAGATGGAACTGCAATTCCTGTTGAAAGTTGATATGGGAACAAAGCTAGTTGTTGATCTCCAAATTGAGCTGGATTACCTTTATTGACTCCGTCAATAACAATATCTGCGGCGTATTTCTTTTCAAGTCCTTTGCCAGCAAATTCATCCATATAGGATTTTCCTGCTTTGGACTTAGCCACATCACGAACTTCAGCAACAGTGTTCCAAAGACCAGTAAAAATTTGCTTGCGTTGGCCTTCAGTTCCAGCCTCAAACGCTTCAGTAATTATCTTGCTGTGATAGCGACTGTTTGCTAAACGAGCAATTCTATAAATTTGAGTAGTTGCATCAGGAGATGCTACGTCAAAATAACCATCTTTAAAATATGGGATAGCTGTAAATTTACGCGCAAAGTTATCTATGCGTCCTTGTATTTGATTTACGGAAAAACGAACTACTCCGCTAGGTCCTTTAAGTTTTCCAATGCCTTTTTCTAAAGCACCAATTTCTTCAGTTCTAGTTGTAAGACCAGTAATGATATCTTCATATTGTGGAGCAGTGCCATAAAGGGATTTAACAATCTTTTGCCCAACTTTATCAATATTAAAAACTTTATCAGCACCAGTAAACACGGCAATACGTGCTTTACGGGCTGCGTCTAAACGAGGAATCAAAGGAGTTCCACGAGCAGGTTGTCCTTTTAAAATAACAGCAACGTCCGCGTGATTAGCAAGGTAGTTTTTTGCAGTTGCTGCGTTCTTAACGCCAGCCTTAATGAACTCGTCAACCGCTACAGGGCCAAATTCAGGAGCAATACGCTTAAGTATGGTTGATGCTTCAGTTGCTGCATTAACATCCTTAGCCTTGCGAGCAACAGAAAGTTTTTCTAATTCAGTTCCATAAGTATCGAAGAATTTAACAACACCTGGATTTCTAAATGCTTTATCTACATTCTGTGGACTGCCAACTATTTTAAATAAAGCATAGTTTGCTACGTCATAGGCTTTCTTAGCTTTACCAAGAGCAAGGGTTGGGTCAGTATATATTCTATAAGTAGCATCGGTGAAACCAGATATACCTTTGTATAAAAAGCCAGATCCTTCTAAAGATTCAGGAAGAAGGGCGTTTGCTAACTGACGACCTGGTGAATACTTAGCGGCTTTAACAGCATCAATTGCATCTTGAAATAATGGGTCACGGTTTTGTGCAGCTTCGGCTGCAATCTTTTGTTCAGCAGGAGTTCCTGTTGCTTGAATTTCATCAAGAGGCATACCAGCGTCTGCTTTAATAGCAACAGCAATACGATCTTCTGTGTATTTTTTCTTAGCCTTTTCCATACGAGATGGGTTGAATACTAGTTCGCCAGTTTCGCCTGCAACTTTCCAAGCTTCGCTTGCTGTTGTAATACCACGTGGCTTATCACCAGAAATAACGCCAGGGATATTAGTTTCTTCTAGGGCAATTATGCCAGTTCTATAAGCGCGATCTGTAAGTTGAGCAACTTTACTTAATCCTTTAAGCGCCCAATAAGCACCGCTATATCTAGCAGCGTTCTCAAAGAAACCTCTTTTGGGCTTATCAGGTTCGTTTCCAAATGTATCTACTAAAGCCTTTTTTTGGTCTTCAGGCAAAGTTGCATACTTTTGTTCTGCTTGTTTTTGTGGTAAGTCAAGAAGATTCTTATGCGTATCCAACAAAGATGACAAGGTTGCTACTTTTTGCTTTTGTGTAGGATTTAAATTTGCTTTCTCAGCAGCTACGTTTAAATTTTGGTAGCGCACTAATTACCTCTTGCTAAAGCGTCCTGGTAAAGAATTGTGATTTCTCCAGTAACATCATAAGGAAGCATAAGGGCTAAAGTGTCTGAAAGTTTCTCAGCAGGCTTAGCCATCATAAGTGCCTCTGAGCCAGCACCAGCACCAATATCAACACCAGTAGTTGCTGGTTCATCTGGACGTTGTGATGGAGCATATAAAGAAGTTACAGGTTCTTGAGGGACATCAACAGTAGAAACTGGACGTCCACCTACATCATCTGCAATACCACGTGTTTTTGATTTAGGAGCACCTGTATTAATAGCGGCTGTTTCTTTGCCTTCGCCATAAGCGGTAGATCCCATTTGTAAATTATCGGTGCGTGTTGAGAATTTGCCAGGACCTGCTGGACCTGCGAGTGGGTTCATCATACTCACTATTTGTCCTCCTGTAATTTTTCTAAATCTGCTGACATATCTTCCCAAGCTCGATTGACTTGGGTCTTTTGGTTTGAATGATAAATGGATAACTCCATTAGTTCACCTGTTAGTGTCTCTATTGACCTTGCTAAATTATGTATGAAACCTGCGCCGATTACTACAAAGTCAAGAAAGCGCACTGGGCGAGGAACATAGTCATCTTCGTTAATCACCCAGAGCACCCTCCTTGTAAAAACATTATCCTTTTTTAACTGCGTTTCCTTTGCGTCCTGCTGGCATCATTGATTGCATCACTTTGCCGCCTGCTGGCTTAGAGTTATCCTTCTTACCTTCAGTTGGCTTAGCCATTGGTGCTGCTGCACGAGATCCTTTGTTCATATTTACACCTCCCTCGTTTAAGCTGCGCCGGTAATACCAGCGAGTAGTTGGGCTATATCGGGACGTTGACCAGCAGCAGGGGCCGAACCAGCTTGTTCTTGTGGAGGTTGCTGCGAGGCAGGAGCGGGGGCCGCACCTGCTGCTGGAATCTGTTGTTCCATACCTGGTGCCATAGGTGGCATCTCTGGGGTTGGAGGTGGTTCTGGGGTAAATGCTTTTTCAATAATGTTTTCTAGGGCTTGTCCCTTTTGACGGCCTTGGATAACAGATGCGATACGCCCGATAATCTGTGAAGGGTCTTGGCCTTGCGCCGCGAGAGCCGGTATCGCCTGAGCATACTGAGCAACAGCAACGCGCAAAGAATCGCGCATCTCTTCAATGTCAACACGTTGCTCCTCTTGTGTAACGTTAAGGTCCATAGGAATTTCACGACGAACATAGTCGCGTGATACGAGTTTGTCTGAACGCATTTGTAGTAAAGCAATAATTGCGCGGTTAGGATCCATACCGGACATAATGCCGTAACGGACATCTACTCCATACTCACCCTTAATATCACGAGTAGGAATATATTTAAGCACGTAAGGTGTGCCATCATCGCTTCCCTTGATTGTCTTAGGGATACCGCCAAAGATTTTTTCGTCTGCTTCAAAGCAGATACTAGTAAGTTCTGTAAATAATCTTGCGAACTGTGCTTGTGCTGCTTTAATTTGTGTATCAAAGCCAGCTTGTAGCGCTTGCACTCCGCGACCTGTAACGACAGATGCGTCAATGTTTCCTGATCGTGATTCAGGATAACGAGCACCAAGGCGTAATTCACGCTCTAGCACACCAGATTCTGTGAATACACCTGCAGGTAGTTCTAGTGGAACTCGACGGATACCTGCCGGGTTAGATGTTCGCATAATAGAGTCTGGGCCAAGGGCCAACTCTTGCACATCTTGTGGAATAGCAATAGGTGCTTGAATAGATTTTTCAGCAGCTTGAATCTGAAGGATAGCAAAACGAGCACGTGCAAGTTGCACTGATAGCACATCATCAAACTGACCACGTGCTTCACCGTCAAGAGATGAACGCATAACTGTTCGTGCCATACATTGGTTAAGAACGTTTTTAGTTTGAGATAAAACTAGATTCTTACGCTCTGGTAAATAAAGCAAATCTTGTTCTTTGTCGTGGTAGCGAACCATTGAGATATAAGGGGAAGATAATTGATATTGGTTGCGACCTAGTATTTGGTCGTAATATTCTGGGTATTGCGCTGCTAAAGACTCGGCATCGGTAACAATTATTTGTGTTAAAGATAGGGTGCGACCATAGCGATCTAACTCTGGGTAAACACCAAATGGGTTAAGCATACGGATACGAGGATTATTGTCATCGTAATCCATCTCAACCATACCAATACACATACCGTAGGTGTTATACCAATCGGCTGCGGTATACATCTGTAGTTGTAAATCAGAGTTGCTTATATAGAAATTAGCAATACGAGTTCTAGTATCTGCTGCCTTACGTGCCGCATCGGAAACCATATTGGTTGCTGAGCAGTTAAAGGATGGCAGTGGTGCCATAGCTTCTGCAAGGTCACGTGCTGCTACGTCAATGAAGTTTGCGACTAGAGGCTTTGGATATTCCTCTGAAAACATAGATGGGAATACCTTAGAGATATCGCCCTGACGCACGGAAAGGACATCGCGCATACGCTGATCTCGCGCTGCAGAGCGCGATTTCAGACGCGATACTTTAGCGTCTACTTCTTTGACTGATAGCAATGTATGTCCTTACTTAGATTATTTTCATTCTGTTTTGTTCAGCGAAGGCTTCATCTAAGTTGATGACTGTTCGCTTACCTACCTCGTGGCGAGATAGGAACGGGTTCTTCATATGGTGAGTAGCGTAGTTACCATAGTTAATCATTTCTCTTGCTCTAATCTCACAGAACCAAAGAGCCATTACCATATCGGTCTTACCCTTAGTGGTAGGTGTCCAAGTAATTAACTGCTCTATCAAAGCCTTGATGTTCTCGGTTTGATCTGAAGGCAGATGTATTAGATTATCTCTATGATGCTTGCCATCAAATTGCTTAGTGCCAAATAGGGTAGACATAGAAGCTACACCGAATCCACTATCCCACTTGTTGCTACCAGTATGGTGTTCTTTAAACTGCACACCCTTAGAAGCTAAGTGTTGGCGGATGCCTTCGTCTTGTGTTAAGAAGGATTGGAAGGCGTTCTTTTCGACGATCCACTCACTGGGTGCGTAGAGGGATGTCCAATCAAAAATAAGATTACGGATAGCGGCTGGAGACGGACGGCTAATCTTAATAGCATCTACGATATACCTTTTCTTGGTTGATCGGTCAATGGCATAGCAGATAGCTGCAGTATCACCAATCATTGCAGGATCTAAACCGCAGATAATACTAAAGCCATTTAAATCTCGTGGATGTCCTGGATGTCCAGCAGTTAATGGACCAGCCTTACGCATACCATCAATAGAACCACGAACACATACTGGGTCAAAGGATGCGTTCTCTGATACATCTTGTTGTTGATATACCAAAGCCCAAGTAGAGGCGTCCATTGCTTGGCGTTCGTTATAAAGGTTACGTCCAGACCAGCGAGGGTATAGGCCATCTGGTGTCAGTTCTACTTCGGTCTGCCCATCAAATGGTGCATCGGAGTAGGGCCAAAGAGTTTCCCACTTGTCAGGGTCTTCATCAACTGTCAGCAGAGCTGGCATCGCCAGATACTTCCAAGGGACTAGGCCACCTGGGTATCTATCTTCGTTGCGTAGTTCCTTGTAGAGATCTACAGAGGCTACCCGCGTTCCAATAATAATTAATTTACCAGTAGGGTTAAGACGGGACCTTACATCCTGTGTTAGCCACTTGATCTGGCGTTCAAAGTCATTTGCGTTAGACAAGGTAACAGCGTCATCTACAATAATCATATCGGCACGTTTACCGTAAATCTGACCGCCGATACCTACAGCCTCAATGTTCGGGTCTTTTTCACCGGACTCACGTAGTTCATCACCGAAGGTAATTCGAGTTGCTTGCCAGGAGGCTGACTTAGAATTGAACCCTACGCCAGCAGCATATGCACTCTGAAGGTCCTGATACATTGGATGTGTTAGGCGTTGCTTTATGGCGTAGAGAAAGTCGGAGGCTAGGCGTTGAGTCTGGGATACTATCAAGACTCTAAAGTTAGGATTACGAGCTACCTGCCAAGTAACGTAGTCAACGGTTATCGTCATAGACTTGGCGTGGTTTGGCGGGATGTTAATAAGGATTCTATTATCAGATAGGCCAGGTTCATACTTCATAGATGGGTGTAGCCACGAAGGCTCACGACCCTCAATTACATCTACGATATTTTGCTGATGTCCGAAAGTCTTGGAGTTTAAAAAGCGCTGTCTAAACTCGGCGAAGGTTATATCGTGGACATCGCCGCTGGCGAAAGCCTTATCCTTTAGACCTAGCCTAGTTCGATCCATCTTGTCGGCGAAGACCTTATCGGTGCGCCGGTAATATTCATAAGTCTTCATAGACTTGCCAGCCGAGGCACAAGCGGCGTCTACGGTCATACCTTCTGCTATACAGCCGAGGATAATCCTCTTAGCTATATCTGCTGAGTTTTCTGCCACGTCATCTCCTAAAGCGCCGCGAGGCGCGAAATTCTCATTTTATACTAGGGGAGATTATTACTAGGCGTCTAGCATTTTAATAGAACTATCCCAACTAAAAGCGGTGCGAAGCACCGCACTGATCGGGCTTAGCGCCCGAAGGAGCCACAGCGAACTGAGGGGTAAAACTAGGCTCAGCCCTAGGGGGCCTCGCCAGAGGCCAACCGTTGGTCGCAAATCAAAGCGTATAAAGATTTGCTCCCTATACTGTATAAGGCAGTAAATTTTAAGCATTTCCCGCTTTTTACAAATAAATCTTTTATTTGTGGTGTAACTCACTAAATACCTATACAGACGGGGGGCCTACTGTCTAATTACGGGGGTTTCACTTTAGTCAAAATATTTATTTGTGCTACACAATACAACACCACCGTCAGTTCAACAAGGGGGGGTCTGTTTTCCTAAGCCGTTGCCATTCCTGTTTTGCCCTGCCCTGCCCGTATTGGCAAGGATAAACGGCAAGGCAAGGCGGTTAGTGCTGTGGCGCGGGCTTGCTATTAAATCGGCGCATTTTCACTAACCAATCCAAACCCCTAACCCTTCAACCCCTAACCAATCGCGCCCCGATCTCTTGCCGATCTGCCCACCAATTCCCACCAATCAACGCCCCAAACCTTGACTAGATAAAGCTGTGTCAGCTGTCTAACCCTCAACTACCAGGCGAGACTTCGACAAATGCCGGCGGAATGTCCAAAGCTTTCTGCTCAAATAAAAAGAAATGAAACCCAAAAGATAGACTAGACACGCCTACCCTTTTGCCCTACATTTAACCCATTGAAGGACACCGAAACCCCTTCGATAGATCGGATCTTAAAATGATTAAAGAAGTATTGTGTGCAAACTGTCGCGATGTATCTTCATTAGATGATCATTTCATTAACGGCATTTGTTCCGAATGTGTAGCAGAAAATAAATGGTTAGTTACTTATTACGGAAGCGAGATAAACAACTAATGATTAAAGAAAAACTGTGTGGCGCTTGTTGCCAATACTTCGGACAAAACGAGGCAGATAAACAAGGCTGGCATTCTGCCGAGTTCTGTGATCTTGCCCCGATCTGCCAATTATGTGGGCAAGTAATTAAGGACATCGAAGCGGGCGCGGTAGTTTTGCCGTGGGGCGATACCTGCGGGGAATGTATGAAAGAAATCCAAACTACTAAGGAAGGAAAATAAATAAATGAAACTGTCCACCAAAATTATTTGGGGCGCGGGGTTTGTATCCGTTGCCCTAATTCTTGCCTCTATCGTGATTTGGTTAATGGGTTTGGCTTTTGACGGGCTCTACCACTTAGCAACAGAGTGCGGAAAATACACATTTAGCGAAACCCAAACCATTAACACTTGCGATCCACACATCGGAGGTAAATAAATGGGATCTCTAAAAACTTGCCCCGATTTCGTCGAACATCCCCACATTGTCGAATATAAAACCTATTTTCCAAATGGAGAATTTCGAGGAATAGATAAAGGCGGATGTTATGAATGTCGAATGGCTAGCGCGTCGGAAGGTATAAACCCGATCGCCGACGCATTAGAGGCGTTAGGAATCTCAAACGAGATCCACCAAACGGGCGGGTTTTGTATGTGTATCCATATAGATATGGGCGGAACTTCTTTTATATATGTAAATGAGGAAGGATTCGCGTATTACAAGGATCAAGAGGACGAGGGGCTAGATTACCGCGAATTCGATCCAAACGAGACAGATCCGCAAATTAGGGCGCAACTAGTCGCCAATTGGATCAAGGAAAACAAGAAGTAAGGCGAAACGGGGCAGTTTGCCCCGTCTAGCGGTAATTTCCGCTACTGATGAGCCTAAGCACATTAGAAAACCGAAAGAGGGCAACAAATGGAAACGATTACTAAAACTCTTCCCGAAATTGTGGAAGAACTAGGCATTACAAGCACGATCCAATGGCAGGATACCCCGCAAAATGCGCCAGAATGGGCGCAAAAGTCAAACGCCTACCGCATAACCTTGCGTTACCAAAAACGCCGAATGGCTTTTAATTACTATCAAGGACGCGGAATTAAAGAAGATCCCACTACCGCCGACGCCGTTTGGTGTCTCGCGTCGGATCTAAACTGCATAATTTCTGCCCCTACTCTTGAAGAATTCGGGCAAGAGTTTGGGTGGGATCAAAATACCGCCAAAACCTTCCGCGCTATTAAGGATCAGAGCAAGCGTTATCAAAAGTTAATAGGCGACGCCTCAACCCTTGAACTATTGGCGGGGGTGGAATACTAAAATGGCTAAATGCGAGAAATGCCTAAGCCAAATTTCAATGGGTGAACTCATTTTAATTAGTAAATTTAAGGTTTTGAATTTCACCCGATTAGTTTGCTTAAATTGTGTGGGGCTTGGTAATGATTAAATGCTCAAGATGTGCCAATGAGATCCACCCGCTTGAGGTATTCCCTGAAAGTTTGTGCCTCAATTGCCACGCTTTAGAGTTTGACTCTAAGCCTATGCCCACCGCGCAAGAGATCCGCCAAATGTGGGGGATCAAATAGCTTTTCGCTAGCAGGAATCCGATTTCTGCCCGTTGCCTCCCGATTTCGGCGGGAGGTAAAGGGGAGAGCTCGGCAGCAATGCCGGTATTTTCCAGGAAAGAGAGAGAGGGCGAGGGCGAGAGAGACTTTCCCAAACCTACGCTAGACTAACCTAGACACGAGAAAGAGAGAGAGGGCGAACGAATGATTAGTTTCACGATCACAGCTTTATTTATGAGTCTATTAGCTTTGTGGGGAATTACTTACTTAGCACTAGATTTTGACCGATTCGTAAATGAGAGAGAGGGAGAGTAATGGGGCAACCAATGACGTGCGCCGATTGTGATAAACCGATCAAGGTAACAATAGAGCCATATGGCAAGGGCAATATGGCTGTATTTACCTGCAAAAATTGTGGCATAAGCTACGATACTAATATAGACTAGACTAACTAACCTAATGAAAGAGGGAGATAATGAATAAAACCGTGAATGATATAGTCCGGGAAGTCGCAGAGGGAGAGGGCGAGTGCGATGTCTGCGAAGCTAAAAACGGAGAGCCACATTGCAATTGTGGTCATTGCGATTGCGAGGTAGTGGGATGATGAATGACGGCGAACCTGATTGGGATTTGGATGAGGATGAGAGAGACAGATACAAGGATGAGCAAGAGGAAGAAGACGCCAAGGAGATAGCCTCCTTGCGTAACCAATAATGAAAGAGGGAAAAGAAATGAAAGTAACACTTAAGAATAATGAAATAAACAGCTATGTATTAACAGTAAGGGTAGAGGTGGAGGGCAAGGAGTATATTGCCGACCTCTCTTATAACACTTACGACGGCTACGAAGTAACCTTCTTAGACGATAACGGGAGAAAAATTGCCTACCCACAATGGGCTATTGACTACGAAAACAACTCGCAAGGGGCAGACTCACTAGGCTATTGGCTAGAGTCGCAAGTCGGTGGGTTCTTTAAGTGGGAAGTTGAGAAGGCGGTAGCTAATGTCTAAACCAACACCAGAGTATTACCAGGCTAAGGCTGACCTCTGCGAGAAGTTAGCTATTCAGCAGATCTGGGCAGGCAATACTGATATGGGTATGCGTAACATAATGCGGATGACCCACGCACTAGCAGAACTACAACTACAAGAGAAAGAGGATAAGGTAATGACTAGATGTAATATGTGTATGAATATCTATGATGAGGATATCATTGTATGTAACATATGTTTAACTGATGATTACCTAATGGATATGGGGCAAGAATGAGTAATGTAATCAGCTTTAAGGGTAAGAGCACTAACGTAACCTTCTATGAAGTGGTAGATCCGCAAGGGATAGCCGTATGGGGAGGCGGAGATGTAACCGAGTGCGTCAGATATTGGCGCAATAGTCCGGTGAACTCACGCATATTCGTTACTGCTTGGGCGGAGGAGGGCGAGGACGCGCACCTAATAGGCGAGCCAATAGATGTAAGCTACCTAGTCTTGGCAGGTATCACCAATACCATTGATAGGATTACCCGATGAACCTAGCTATCAGTATAATAATCGTATTGACTATCGCCGTGTTGATAATCGCGGGAGAGGAAAAGATAGATGGAGAATAGAAGGCTCAATACTGCTATCAAGATGTCAGTAAGGCAGCGCAACTACCAGCGAGCGAGAGGGAGAGCGCTAGTCAAGTTAGCAAAGGCTCATCGTGAGGAATATAGACTTTATTTTGAACAGGAGAAGTTGAATGATCACACGCAGGGGAAGACTTGGCTTGACATTGACGGCAACACTAGTCTTGGTATGGACGCTAACGCCAGGGCCGATACCAGTAGAAGTGAAACTGAAACCACACAAACCAGTAATCAATCACGGGCCGGCAACTTATGAACAAAAGTTACAGAACAAGAAGCTCGCAACACGTTACGCTTACCTTGCTTTCGGGTGGGAAGGGAGAGAGCGAGAATGTTTGGTCTCCCTTTGGACCCGCGAAAGTCGGTTTGATAACTTTGCCAGACCGCTCGACCATAAGGGCAAACCAAGATCAACAGCTTTCGGTATTGCTCAGCACCTTGGAGAAACAAGCAGAGATCCTGCTACTCAAATCTTACGAGGTCTTAGATACATTTCTTACCGATACGACACACCTTGTCGAGCCGACTCATTTCAAAAACGCAACAACTACTACTGAGGAAATTAAATGCTAACAGGAGTATCGCTATTCGCAGGAGTAGGTGGCTTTGATCTGGCTATGGAACGCAACGGAGTTAATGTCGTTGCCAACGTGGAGATTGACAAGAACTGTCAGGCTCTATTGGAACGCAAGTTCCCTAATGCAAAACAATTCAACGATGTAACCACACTAAAGGGAGAGGACTTAATAAATGCAGGATTTAATCCAAGCAGAGGAATTATTACAGGAGGATTTCCCTGCCAAGATCTCTCAGTCGCTGGCAAAAGGGCTGGTCTGGCTGGCGAACGAAGCGGGTTATTCTGGGAGATTGCCCGAATTGTGGAAGAAACGCAAACAGAATGGTTCATACTCGAAAACGTCCCTGGTTTGTTATCCAGTAACGAAGGAAAAGATTTTGGAGTCGTCCTCGGGACGATGGCAGACCTCGGGTATTCTGTTGCCTGGAGGACTCTTGATGCTCAGCACTTCGGAGTTCCCCAAAGACGGCGCCGTGTCTTCATCGTTGGCAGACGTTCTTCAGGGGCCAGAGGTCCAGACGAAGTATTATTTAAGCCCCAAAGCTTGCGAAGGAATACTTCGCAGATCAAGTCGCAGGGGCAAGACGCTACCACCGGCGCTGCAAGAAGCTTTGGCCAGTCGAGTTTCGCAGGATACACCGAAGGAGTAACAACCATTACTGCTACCACATACAAAAGACCTGAAGATAATATCGTTGTAACTTCATCATCTTTTGGTGGATACACCGAAGGTGTTGGAACTCTACGAGCTAACGGCGGTGATTTAGGTGGAGGAAGCGAGAACCTTGTGGTTCACCAAGCGGCGCAGAGCGCAGACTAATGAAGACTATGAAACGTGGATTGAAGGTGGAGTAGTGCCGACCTTGAACGCATTTGATAATGGGGATGTTCGTGCTACTACAATTATATTTTATGGTAATAGAGTAGCTGACATAAGAATTCAAGATGACAAGATTAATACTTTACAGGCAAGGATGGGGACAGGAGGAAACAATATGCCGCTAGTAGCACAAGTTATTGGTATTCAAAATACAGTTATTGGTAGATCTGATACTGCTGGTCCACAAGGCAAGGGACATACAGAAGAAGGAGAGCCAATGTTTACTGTTGATACAACTTCACCACACGCAATAGCTGAGAACTCTATTGTTCGTAGGCTTACTCCGCTAGAGTGTGAAAGACTCCAAGGTTTTCCTGATGGGTGGACTGAAGGACAGTCCGATACTCATAGGTATAAGCAAATGGGAAATGCAGTAGCAGTTCCTGTTGTTGAATGGATTGTCCAGGGTATCTGTGATACCTTTGATATTGCGGGTTGATGTAAACCCTCTTTCCGTCCCCGCATAAGTAAGCCCCACCTATCCGTCAGGTGGGGCTTTACTATTTTGCGTTATCGGTAGAGTAGAAGCCTTTA